ATTGCTGACCTTGCAGAGTAATACGGATAATAGCCCTCTTCGGAGGGCATTACCCTTTTAGGATTATTATGGCGAAGATATTAGAAAAAGATAATATTAGAAACAAAGTAGCTCATGACACCGATGATGGTGGATTAGTCATTGAAGTTGCACAAGATGTATCCGCAATTATTGAACAGAACAAACAAGAATATAACCAAACAAATGGTCGTTGGGGTAATGATGTCTTTGACAATAAGATAGCTTCTATTCCATTGACCGTAATAGACACACTTAACCAAAAAGGAATCATGAGAGGCTTTCATGTGATTGACCAGAAAGCATTTCGTAATTGGTTAAATGATCCAGACAACCGTTTCTTTAGAACACGACAAGGTAAAGTATAATGGCATTTACTTCATATACAACATTAAAAAGCACGATAGCAGATTATCTTGCTCGTAGTGATCTGACATCACAGATACCTGACTTTATTCGTTTAGCAGAAGAGAGACTTCGTAGAGATTTACGCATTAGACAAATGCTTAAAGTAGCAACAGCAACAACAACTGCTGATGACTCCACTGTATCTTTACCTGCTGACTTTCTAGCAATGAAAGATATACATTTAGATACAAATCCTGTTCGTGTCTTACAGTTTCAACCTACATCTAATTTCTTTAGAAACTCAAGATCAACAGACAAGGGTGTGCCAACCATGTACACCTTATTAGGAAGTGAGTTTCAATTTGCTCCTATTCCTGATACAGCTTACACAGTAAGAATGGTGTATTACTACAAACCCACTTTATTATCAGATAGTAATCCATCTAATTTATTTTTAGCAAATTGCCCAGACTTACTTTTATATGGTGCATTAGCTGAAGCAGAACCTTATCTAATGAACGATGAACGATTGGCAACATGGTCAGCGTTATACGATAGAGGTCTAACATCATTAAGAGCAAGTGATGATGATAGCGAATATCCATCTTCTCCTATGTCAATAACATTATCAACGAGGTAAACAACAATGGCTGAATTTAGTAATTATTTAGAAAATGCGTTAATCAACGCAGTATTAAGAAACACATCTTATACAAGTCCTACAACTGTATATGTTGGTCTGTTTACATCTGATCCTACAGATGCTAACACAGGCACAGAAGTATCAGGTGGTTCATATGCAAGACAATCAGCAACATTTGATGCACCATCTAATGGTGTAACACAGAACACTGCTGACATTCAATTCCCTGCAGCAACTGCATCATGGGGAACAGTTACGCATTTGGGATTATACGATGCTTCTACATCTGGTAACTTATTATTCCATACTGACTTGGATACAAACAAAACTATCGATACTGGTGATGTATTTAAAATTACTGCTGGTAACCTAACAGTAACATTAGCGTAAGGATAAACAATGGCACTTGTCGTTAAAGACAGAGTTAAAGAAACCACAGCTACGACTGGTACAGGCACAATTACATTAGCTGGTGCTGCTACTGGTTTTCAATCTTTTAGTGTAATAGGTGATGGCAATACCACATACTATGCAATCGAAAGTGGTAGTGATTGGGAAGTAGGTATTGGCACTTACACTGCATCTGGTACAACTTTATCTCGTGACACCATACTAGAATCTAGCAATGCAGGAAGTGCTATTACTTTGTCTGGAACATCTAATGTATTTTGTACATATCCTGCTGAAAAATCAGGACATAAAGATGCAGATAATACATTAGCATCTGAACAAGTAAGTGCAAGTAATGGTTTCTTTTTAAACTACAATACTATTACTGCTAATTACACAATTCCAACTAATTATAATGCTATGTCAGCAGGAACAATCACTGTTAATAGTGGTGTAACAGTTACAGTTCCTAGTGGTAGTAGATGGGTGGTCGTATAATGGCAATAACAATAAATGCAGATACAAGCAGTGGATTATCTATTACTTCAGATACCTCTGGTGAAATTAATTTTCAATCAGGTGGTTCTACTGTAGCAAGTATTACATCTAGTGGTATTGATGCAAGTGGATTAACAGGTACATTACCAGCTATTGATGGTTCTAATTTAACAGGTATAGAAACAGGTGCAGGAACAATTAAAGCATGGGGAAATTTTAGTGGAACAAATGGAACAATAAATGCTTCAGGAAATGTATCATCAGTAACAGATAATGGCACAGGCGATTTTACTGCAAATTATACTACTTCTTTATCAGATGCTAATTATTCATTATCATATTCTGGATTTGAAGCTGGTCAATCAGGTGTTGAATTGTTAAGAACTGACTCAACAATTACATCTAGTTCTGTAAATATAAAAATAAGGCAACCTGGTGCTACTGGATTAACAGATTGTGACATTATTACATTTGTAGCAATTAGATAGGAATAACATGGCATCTATAAAACTAAAAGGCGATACATCTGGTGAATTAACTATATCAGCACCAGCAGTCGCAGGAACTAATACGCTAACATTACCAGCTAGTACAGGAACATTATTAACAACAGATGGTGATGGATCATCTTTAACAGGCATTTCATCTTATGCAGATTCTGATGCTTTATCATTATTTAACGCTAGTGGTTCTACTCCTGTATATGCAGCAAGAGCATGGGTGAATTTTGATGGAACAGGAACAGTTGCTATTCGTGCGAGTGGTAATGTAAGTTCTATTACTGATAATGGAACAGGAATATATACAGTCAACTTTACAACAGCAATGCCTGATGCAGACTATAGTGTAGGTTTAGCAGGTGGAAATAGCACTAGCAATACCAATGTAGCTAGTTTAGGAGGTAGTGCTCAAGCTCCAAATTTATTAACAACAAGCGTTGATATTATATGTTCAAATATTGGTGGAACAGTAGGTGATCTTCCATATATAACAGTATCAATATTTAGGTAAGGAAAAATTATGGCACAAAAAATAGTATTTATAAATGATGATAACTCCATAGGAATTATCACACCAACAGCAGAATGGCTAGAATCACACACAATGGAAGAATTAGCAGCTAAAGATGTACCTGCTGGTAAAACTTATCATATTGTAGACGAGTCAGAAATACCAACTGATAGAACTTTTAGAAACGCATGGGAGTGGGCATAATGGCAGTTAATGTAAATATCGTAAAAGCAAAAGATATTACTAAAGATAGACTTCGTGCTGAAAGAAAACCTTTGTTAGAAGCACAAGATGTTGCATTTCAAAGAGCACAAGAAACAGGTGCAGATACATCAGCTATCGTAGCAGAAAAACAAAGATTAAGAGACATTACAGCAACTGTAGATGCTATGACTACAGTGGAACAATTAAAAGCAGCTTCTTGCGAGGAATAATAAATGGCAACAACTATTAGTGGAGATACAGGTGCAAGTCAGGTACAAGATAATACTATTACCACTGCTGACATACAAGACAGTGCCGTAACTGCACCTAAAGTTGCTGGTGCTAATGGCACATCAGGACAACTATTACAATCTGATGGTGATGGCACAATGTCATGGACAGATGCTGCTAGTGGTGGCACTCCAACAGTACAAACATATACATCAGGTACAAGTGCTACATGGACTAAACCTACTTCAGCTAACTGGGTTAAAATAGAAATTTGGGGTGCAGGTGGATCAGGAGGTCGAGGTGGTGATAATGGTTCTGCTGCAGGAGGAGGTGGAGGTGGTGGTTATACATTTGTTACAGTTCCATTTTCATACTTATCTGGAGCAACTGTTACCTATACAGTAGGAGCAGGTGGTAGTGCAGTATCAAGTGGATCTAATGCTGTTGGAGCAACTGGAGGAACTTCATCTGTAACAATATCTTCTTGGAATGGAGGATCTTCTAAAACATTAAATGCTTTTGGAGGTGGAGGAGGAAGAGGAGATACAGGCACTAATGATGATGCTTCAGGAGGAGGTGGAGGATCTTCTGTTGGTGCAGGAAGATCTGCAGGAGTTGCGGCAGCTCATATATCAGCTTTTGGTGGTTCTATGGAAGCAGGACATCAAAATTTGGCAAATGCTGCTGTTCCTAAATTTGTTTCTAGAAGCTCTCATTGGCAAGGTGCTGCAGGTGCTAATCCTAGTAGAGCTGAAACTGATATAACAGATGAGGATTATTCTGGAGGAGGATTTTCATTCTGGGGTGGTGGAGGTGGTGGAGGTGTATCACTAAATAATACTATACTTCCTGCAGGTACATCAGTAATGGCAGGTGATGGTGGTGCAGGAGGGTTAGATACTGGTACTGCTACATCAGGATCTACTCCTAGTGGTGGTGGTGGAGGTGTTGAAAATGGAACTTCTGGTGCAGGTGGTGATGGAACAGTTCAATTTACTTATTGGTAGGATATTATGACAAGAATTTTACTTATAAACAATACAACAAATAAATTAGAAAATATTTCTGTAGATGAAAGACCTGTATCTGAAATAAATATTGAAGGTTATACAGTATTAGACGAATCTACAACATCAGCATTAGACTGGGAATGGGATGGAAC